CTCAAGTTCAAGGGAGTCCCATCACTTGACTGAGAACAAACTGCGGTGCGTGGCTGACACCGGTTCCGTGAGGAACGCTACTATAAGCCCCGGATGGAATACACGCGGTTCCGTTCGGTTATTCCCACACCCTGTGCTTGTTGTTTCGCTGAGGAGTTGGAGTACCTCAAGCGTTCGCAAGTGGATTCGGAGGATGAGCATTTGATCTATGAGTTGCCTGTGCCAGGTCATTGCAGCAGATGCAAGCATAATTATGTTAAGAGGAATTATTATGATATTGCGTTCTTGCTGTTTGGTTTCACCATATTGGCTTCCTATTTTTATTGTTATCGTTCTATTGTTTTTGGTTGGGGTGTTTTCTGTTATCAATATTTCAGGCCCAATCCCGATGAACGTGTTGTTAGGATACCCATTTCATCTAAGACTGTTGGCACGGTTGAAAGATCAGTACATGCTGCTTCCGTTGCAGCGAAGGGATCAGAGTTTCGGGCACATGGAACCTTTATCCACCATCTTTCACTAATTGAGTGTAGTGAGAAGCTGAAGCAGTCCTTGTGCATATGGGCTCCTACAGCTATGATGGCTTTTATGGATGGTAAGGAAGGGGTTTCCCGCTCGTGGTCTGATGGCCGACCCGTCGTCTGCGCCGAACCGTCAGAAACAACCGACACTCATCTAGGCAACCCGGATGTTGTTGATGGTGAGATGAAAGGCACCAGACTCAAGGGAGATGAGTATGGCAAAGAGACGCGAGTTAAGACCAAAGATGCCGAGGAAGGAGATGGCACTTTGGCTTATCAGATAGGGCCGGATTTGATTCCTACTGAGGTTATGGCTTCAACAGAAGGCAATTTGCAATGTGGATTGGCGAAGCGAGTAGATCCCTTGCCTTTTAAAGCCAGTAAGAAGCTCATCAGGCGCATTGATGCAACTGTTACGAGTATGATCAATAATGTTTTCACTCCTGAACGTATTAGGAAGTGGAGAGAAGAGCATCCTGAGTTTGATGAGTTTAAATCCAAGAAGTGGGATTCAAGGCGGTGGAGACATGGAGTCGAGGAGTGTTTATCTGACACACATGCCAAGATTGAGCAGGAATTTCAGATTAAGCTTAATGAAGCCCTTCCTGCTAAGGATAAAGCTCCTCGGCCAATTATTCAATGTGGTGACAAGGCCCAAGTTATGATGCAACTTCCTGTTAAATGTTTTGAAGAACTTTTATTTGAAACATTTGAACAGGCAAGTATTAAGCATTGCCCGAAACATGAAGCCATGGGCCGTGTTGCCAAACATTTGCGCCAGGATTGGAAATGTTCTATTATTGAAGGTGATGGTTCCGCCTGGGACGCATGTTGCAATTTCAAGATTCGGGGTATGACTGAAAACAGAGTGATTCAGCATATCATTGAGATTTTAGGTGAAGATCCGGAAGTGCCCCGAACTTGGATGGAGGCCGTGTTGGCGGATATGCAGAAGCCGGTCATTAAGGGTAAAGCTAAGGTTGAAGGCAGAAAATTAGTTTCACCCATTCGAGTGATGATCGACTCTATACGCCAATCTGGTCACCGTGGAACCAGCTGTTTCAATTATTTCATCAACCTTGTTTGTTGGATTTGTGTGCTTGCTGAAGATCCCGAAGATGTTGTTAGGCGATTTGTTCATGCGCCAAATGAGCCTGTTTGGTATAAATCCATTGTTGATGGATATTGGTATACTCTTAAGTTTGCCTTCGAGGGAGATGATTCAGTTTTGAGCACTACTGAACAAGTTGATGGTGATGTGATTGAGAAGAGCTGGACTTCGATGGGTTTCAGGATGAAGTTGGTTTATGTTGAGAACAAGATGACTTTTACTGGTTTTGATTTCTTATGTGATTCTTATGGGCCAGTTGGTGCATTTTGTCCTGAGATCCCTCGAAATATCGCGTCATCTTCATGGACTTGCTCGAATTTGGTTAAGCAAGATCCATCAAAAGTAGGTGAAGTCGGTTTATCTGCCATGTATGCGCGTGCAGAGAATTTTAAGGATTGTGGTCCTCTCTGCAATTATTTTGCCCAATTGGGGCTTGCGCATGCTAGAAATTCTGGCGATACAGGGCTGGGAGAAGACCAAGCTTGTATGCTTGGTGTGCACGAAACGAATTCAGTTGTTCGTGAGTTGAAACGTTTGGCTAGTGGGGCGGATGTTTTGAATCACAAAATGCGCAAGTTGGTTAAGGCTGTTGTTCCTGATTGGTCAGATTATTATGAAATGCAGTTGTTGAATTGCGCTTTTGTTGATCCATTATGCACAGTTACCGCCAAGAATGTACTTCCTCTGAGTTTGTGGGACCCAGAGAAGTACAAGGTAGCCAGGCGTTGAGTTTGCATAATTAGCGGCTTTAATTAAATGGGATTTTGAAGGTAACCTTTTGGTTATTCCGGGACTCCCCCCCTCGTTTGTCCGCGAGGGGATTAGAAGACCGTGGGCACC